AAATCAACAAGAACAATATTTCCATTATTAAAATATACAAGACAGCTCATTGCAAATTTATCGTGTCCTGTACTTGCAGGGTCAATTCCAATTGTACAAAAACCAGGCTGCCACGCGCTGTAAGTATTTTGATATGAAATTAAAGAACTATTCAACTTATCACGTGAAACAAGTAAACCTTCATTCAGGACCGCATTCCAATCACCATATTTTAGCTGAAGTCTTGTAAGTTCATCTAACTTATCTAACTGTTTTGAATATTCATCTTGATTTAGATATTTGTTATCGGTATAAGCTGAAGGAATAAAAGGCAATTTAGATTCATCATCTACAAATCTTTTTTTAACCCAATCATGACCGATACCTCCAGGATTTGAAGCTCCGCGCATTCTGATTGGAATATCTGAGTCTTCAAGTTTACGTAAACGTGAATGAAGATAATTGTATTGGTTTTCTGGAAACTGTGTGAGCTCATCAAAGCCGACAAACTGAAGCTCAGCACCTTGATAGGAGTTTAAGTGCTTGTTATGTGATAAATAACGAAATGTTAATGTTGCACCACTGTTGAAGATAAATCTTTTCTTTTGGTCTTTCCAAACAAGTAATCCTTCATCTTCTTTTGGAAGCAGCCATTGTTTTGCCCGATCCATTATTGCATTTGGCATGTCCAAATCTTCAAGAGTTCTACGTATAATAAGTGCATTATACTTTAATTTGTTTTGACCTTCTGGAATATGCTTTTCTTCTACGTACTGTAATGCGGCCATAAGGGTTGCAGAACTTTTCCCGCCTCCAGCGGCGCCACCAAACGCAATCTCCTGACTTGGATAGATGAGAAATTTAATTTGATTGAAAAAAGGCTTTTGTGGTATGAATATATTGTCAAAAATCGTAGCTTTGAAGTGATTTCTTTGCTGGAGCCACAATTTGTGCCAATCCGTTATTTTATCAACGTTCATATCACAATCACTTCTAATCTATTTCAAAATTCTACCCACGGAAAACCTTTAGCGAGTACTTTTTCTTTTAATTTTTTTAAATCAACCGAACCAATTTGCTTTCTTTTATTGTTTTCATCTCTATAATAGTATTTATAAAAGAAACCTTGTTTACAGGTTTTACATTTAGTTTTTGTAACTCTATAAATTCCCAAACTATTATTTGCTTTACTAATTCTCTCTTTACTTTCCTGAGTATGATGAATAAATCTTTTTTCTACTTTCTCATTACTTTCCTTTAAAGTAATTTCAGCTTTATCTTCTTCAACTACTGCCCATTTCAAACCCTTTTTAATCACATTTTCTTTCAATCTAAGAATATCGACACTGGAAATTTCTTTTCTTTTATCGCCTTCGTAATATCTATAAACATATCTAAATCCTTTTAGACAAGTTTTATCTTTATGTTTATTAACACGAAAAAAACCAGTAGAACTTCCATTAGCACTTATTTTTAACTTTTGTTCATCAGAAACTGTTCTTTTAGTTTCTAACTTATTTTTATCAATAAATAATGAACCTAAAGCATTCCAAGCATCATTAATAACCCAATCTAAACCTCTGCTAATGACTTCGTTTTTTAATTCTACCAGATCCGTTCTTGATATTTCAACTCTCTTTCCATTATCCTGATAACCATAAACCCACCTAAAACCATTAAAACAAGTCTCATCTTTGGCCATTACGACCCGATAAAATCCTGTTGAAGTTTTAACCTTCTTTCTTGTTTCACATAAACTTTTGCTCAACTTTTTCTTACTTGATTGAGATAGTTTTGGATATTGTCCGCCAGATTCTAAATTGTAACCTTTTTCATCATTATTGAATGTGCCATATTTTTCAATATAATGTATTTCTAATTCATTCAAGTCTTCAGGTCCACACAATTCAAGAATTTCAAATTCAAAATTATCTTCGCCATATTTGTTCCAGGCATTTTGCAGATAATCATTTTTGTGTTTGTTAGAATTTAGTTCTCTTCTGTGCATTCTCCATCTATTGAGAATGTCTTTAGACCGTCCAATATACCGTTTACCATTAATTTTATTCCTTATACAATAAATTCCAATTATTTTAGCTGTCATGAGTAAATTTAGGGACTTCTTATCACTTATGTTTGTTCATTTCAGCATCTAATTGTTTGAAATACTCATCAGCTTCTAATTCTTCTTCAGCTAAAGATTTAACACTAAATTTATTATCAATCTTCATCTCACCACTGTTGTCATTGTGATTATGGTTTTCACGTTTTAGGACTCCTCCATATAATAGCTTATAAACACTGTCTAAACTTTTATCATATGCACGCTGATTTTCAGCCTCAGAATCAACTTTTTTGTCAAGTGAAATTCCTTTTATAACACTTCCATCAGCTTGTTTTTGATCACGTTCTGGAGCTTCATGAAGTTTTTGTAAAGTGTCATTATGGTAGTTACATCTCTGCTTTGCAAATTTAAGCTGTTCTGATTCCCATTCAATAACCTCTTTTTCTTTTCTTTTAATATGCAATTCTTTAAAATGATTATCATAAGCATCAAAGCGCATTTGGTATTTGTATTTGGAGGAGTTGGTTGTAACTGAACTGTATCTTTTTTTAATCCTTGTTTGGATTTGTTTTTCTGTTGGCTTTTTGTATTTTTTATTTTTCATCACAGCTTCTTTTTTCTCTTCTGAGATTTGCTCATAAACCAGCTCTTCTGCAAATTTTCTTAAATTGCGATCACTTTTCATCAACAGCCTGGAGAAGTGTCTAAATGATACTGGAGGCTCCAGGCCGTACTTTTCATCATAAAAACGCTCTTCCCAGATTTCCATACACTCACCTCATTATTTTTATCTCATAAATCAAAGCTATTGAAAAAATTATAATAATTGTCAAAATGAATATTTTTGTTGCATTTAAAATCATAATTTCACTCCAAATTCCTCACTGAATAATTTCTGAATTTTATTTTAATTTTAACCAATAATAATTAGTTATTTTTAGGAACACATTTATATATGATGTCAAATAGATATTATAAGTAGAGAACGGTGATTATTATGAAAAACGTTGATTCTAAAATTGTAAAAATAACTGGTGACGATGATAGTGGATTTTTAATGTATGTTAACGGAAACTTAATGTGGATTTGTGAAACCCGCCAAGATGTTTATGATCAAATTGAATTTTCTAAAGAAATGGAATATTTTGATGAAAATACCGTGATTCCAGAATTTTAGGGTGATTTAAATGAGCAGATTTGATTTTGTTTGGGAAAAATTTGATAATGCAAAAGAGGTGACAACTCACATAAACTTATTGTATGAACTTGATGCTAAACATGGATACATTTCTTTAAGTGAAGCTAAGGAAGTTATTGAAAGATTGATTGGCGGTGAAGACTTAGCAGATATTGAAAAAAACATGTTTTTCAGGATTTTCTAATTTTTTTTTAGTTGAAAAGTATTTTTTCGCAAACGAAACTTTAAGACAAGGTGAAAAAAAATAACAACGATTTTTTTGATTTAATTCATAGCTTCTTTTTCTTGCAATTGATTTAATAATTCACCAAGAGTGATTTCTCGACCATAACCAAGTATTAAATCTTCAACAATTTCTATTTCTGTTTCAAACATTATACCACCACTTTATAATTCCAACCGGTTTCAAGAAGAGTGTTTCTGCTTCTTTGAATTTCCTTATTTAATTCTATCATTGCGCTGCTGTTCATGAGGTTGCTTGTGTCAATTACTATCTTTGCTCCAGCTTCTTTGAACTTGTATGGAATATTTTTATATTCCAAGTATTGTAGTAAACTCATGTTGCGGTAGGGACAAGAATTCTTGTTTCTTGTCCAGGCAATGCAATTGTCGCAAACTGAATGATCATACATTTTCAGCACTTCCAGTTGATGTATTTTTTACTGCTTGTAAGTGGAGAAGGACAAATTGTGTTTTTAACATAACTTGCCATGTTCTCTTTAATTATTTCACAAGCAATTAATACCAGTTTGAAATGTTCACCACTTCCAGCTCCAGCCACTTTTGCCAAATTGTAATGTTTCATTAACTTTGTTTGTTCTGCAAATGTTAATGAATCACACATTTGTTTAACTTCATATTCTGGAGTTAAATCTCCTTTTTCATAATCATAAGCAATGTTGTCTAAAAATCCGCAATCTGCAATCATAAATCTCACCTTTTTAAATTAATTGAAATAGATGTTTGTTTCCCATCTTCTTGAGCGTAAATATTCCATACTTTCAACTTGAAGACTTTCTTTTTCATCTTCACTCATAGGACAGGATTTTTTAGTGACTTCCTGATCGATGTCTTCACAAATTTCATCAGCACTTTTTTCACATTCACGGATGTAAATGGTCCAAGCTTCAAAAACTTGTCCTTCTTCTAAAAAGCCATTACAAGTTTCATTTTCTTCTGCAAATCTTTTAAGTTTACCGTATGCCATAATAATCACCTTTCTCTGTTTATATTATCTATTCCACATCACATATAAAGGTGTTCATGATTTTTAGACCATTTTACTCTTTAATTTAAAAATAGAGATTATTGGTTTTTCCAATAATCCAAATCTTCCTTTATTATTGCTTTGCAGCCTTCAACAGATTCAATCCTATGATCACACTCAGCACCTAAATACACACATAATGCCTCAAGGTTTTTGTGGGTTTTCCAGGATAGTGATCTTTTCAATAACTTCACCATAGCCTTTTTATTTTCTTTTGGATATAATGGTTCAGCTTCACCACGCACGTATCCAAATTCAGCCCTGTGCAAATCATCAAAGAACTTTTCCATAGTTTTACTCATTGCCATTAAAATCACCTCAAAAAAATATTATTTAGTAAATAAATCTTTTTTTACTTACTAAACAACCGTATCCGCAACCTCTTGAGTCGTTAATCCATCTGTCACAAGCATATTTGTTCCTGTATCCAACATCCCAGTCACGGATTTTCTGTTTGTGTCTGCTTAAGATGTTGATGTTCTGCATTCCTTCATGTTTGCTTGAGTTGCTCATAAATTTAATTTCGTTTGCAAGTTTGTTACCTAAACCAGATTGTTTTAATTTCTGCATAATAATTCACCTTCTTTTAAAATTTTAAGTTGTGGGATTAACCCACTTAGTAATCTCCTCCAGTAGCTAAAATTACTTCAGCAGCCACGTTACTGTCAAAATCAGATTCATAAATCGGGATCATTACAGTGTGGAAGTTTTCATAAATTAAATTTACATCAACATGAAACTCATTTGCGATTTTTTCAAA